ACTAAATTTAGGTACTTTTGTCACACCTAAAGCAGATAAAATAACAACTAACGCTAAGGCTGCAATCGCTGCAGCAACTAATTTTATTATCATTCCTTTGATAAATTCACCAAAGAATTTCAGAAATGCATCAAATACGTTCTCAGTACTGTCTAAAGCACTTGTAATTGAGTTTGCCATGCCTTCAAATAATCCACCAATAACTGGCAATTCCTGTGCTTTTTCTGCAACAACACCCATCCATCTTGCAAGTTCTTTGTTTTTCTCAATTACACCGTCCATTGATGCTGGATCGAATGTACCTAACGGGGTTGTTATTGCCTTACCGGCTACCGGTGTAGGTGCTACGATTCCCCTTGTTGGTTTTACCTTTGCATCCCCAACTCCTTCGACATAAGCATCACCGTGTGATTTTCCAACTTTCTTCCATTTCTTGTCTTGTTTTTTTACGTCCTCCACAAGTTCTGTCCAAATATCTACTATCTTTTCCTTATTTTCTTTTGTGTTTTCACTGATGTCATCCTGAGTTACTTTCCATAAATCGCCAATCTTCCCGAACTTCGCTTTAGAAGCCAATACCATAGCTCCTTGCAAAAATGCTATTGCACTGGTTAATTTTTCCCATGCTATTTGAATCTGTAATAATCCGGTACGGATATATGCAAACGTGATCTTATGAGATAGTCTTATTGCAACATTCTTGTTTCTCCATTCAATGAACATATTAATAATGTCAACAATTGCATCCGTTATTTTAGGAACGCTTTTCTTTGCCCAGGTTGCAATATCTGCCAGATACGGAACAATGGCTTTACCGAGTTTTTCTTTCATGTCGCCCCAGAACATATTCCAGGACTGGATTTTACCCAAGTCGGTTTTAGCGAGCTCCTGGTTCATATTACCGACATTGTCTGCAATCACTTCCGATAGGGTAGCGGTAACTTCTAACTCATTCCCGGTTTTTAATATCTTTTCCTGAACATCACTAAAAGAAATACCTACTCTTGACAATGCGCTCACTTGTCCAGTCAGTACACGTCCCATCATGTTGGCAATATTCACGGCGTCCCCGGCCTGTGCGTTATATCCTTTTTGTTGAGCAAGTAAATTGTTCATTGCAGGAATCAGATTTGATAATGCCTTTTCTTGTTTTACGAATGTTGCGAGTTGTTGGGCGCCTGCAAGTTGTATTTCATCACCGATCACACCCTGTTTTTGATATTCACCGGTTTGTTTTACTATTCTCCTGAATGCTTCTTCTCCAAGTTTCATGCGGTCACGCATAATAGTTGCAAGCTTTAATTCTGCCGACCTTTGTTCTCTATATGCATTTAATGCAGCCTTACCCCAACGTGCAATGATCTTAATAGCGAAGGCGGCACCAATGATAGCGCCTATTTTTTTGACAGCGCTACCAAATTTTTTTGCACCTGACTTGGCGCCTTTCAGTCCTTTGTCGAAGGGCTTTTTATCCAAACCCAACCTTGCGCGTAGAGAACCTATCAGCTTCATAATTAACTAATTAATTTAACTTTATATTCCATGCTTTTAACGTCTTATCTGCCTCTTCTTTCGTCCAACTATACTCGCTCGCTTTATCCGTTCTCAACTTGATGACATCCTGTAATTTTAATGTTTTTTTTGTTCCCATTGAAGAGTTGTGTACTTCGCAAACTATTCTCCGGGTATGCATCCATAAAACCTCATCCTTTTCCTTTATTCGCATTTGCATTAAAACAGTCTGGGCGGGTGTCATAGAAAAGAACTGATCTTCTGTCAATCCCAGGTCAATTAAAGCAATCCTGTAAATCTCTTCAACTGTTAAGTCCCTTTCTTCTTGCTTTTTTTTTTACCGTCCTTTTCTACTTTCTCTTTAACAATTTTCTTCATCCAGTCCGGGAATTGTGCTTCACCAATGGCCGTGCAAATAGTGCTATTCTCCAACTTGCTAGCCTGGTTTAATGCTTCTTTCATGTCAGGATAGTCAAAGAACTGTTTTTTACCTGTCTTAACACAATGCCAGACAGCCCCGCCATAAATTAAGGCGGTCATCTGGTCATCAATAGGCAGCTTTATAAACCCTACCGGGTCGGTTTCGTGCAATTCATAGGCAATAAGCCACGCTTTCCACTCGAACCAAAACCCAACTTTCCTGTATTTCCATCCCAGGAACCTAGGCCAACGCCTGAATTTCAGCTTTATTTTAACTCGCCACTTCATTGATTATGCAGTAGTTGTTGTAGTTGTTATCCCAACTACACCGGATGTTGGCTCACCGGTAACCTGAACATCAATAGTATATCCAGACAGATCATCATAAGGACCTGTTTTGCCAACATGAGCTATGTAGGCATCGGCTGTCTCATATTCGTCACCGACTTCAATTCCGCCATAAACGGCTGTGAATTTAGTTCCGTTTTTCAGCAAAGTAAGGCAGTCTAAAACTGATTGAAGTTCCGTGTCAGGGTTATACAACCCATCTACGCTAAAAGTCATCCCCTTATACATAGGAACGTATTCTTTCCATTGATTCGTACTTTCGCCGGTTGTGGATTCTGCCATATCGGCATCTGCGTCCATATTGGTATTTCGGAACCCGCACAATACCGCTGCGTCAAATTGCAACACAATTTTGTAACCTGGTTTGTAACTCATAATATTTTCCTTTCTTTAAATAATTAATTATTGAATGTAATTAGATACTTGTATTTTTCTTGTAATTATATGATTAGATTCAGTAGTCTGCTCATCTCTATCAAAATTCATTGGCATCAAATCTGCCAAATCAAAACCATTTAATGTGAAGGCATCTTTATCGTCTATCAATTCAATGACTTGCTCACATATATCATTAACGACCATGTCATCACTTTCTAGTATATCCTGCATGGAAACGACCTGTAATGCAACTAAGGCATTAAATAACGATTTTCCTTCCGTTTTAATGTTCTCCATGCTTTCGATATAAATATAAACCCATTCTGTTTCACGTTGCGGGATTGCTGTTCCGGCATAAATCGTATTCCCATCATAAACAATAGAATCCTTCAACACATCTACATACGCTTTCAATATTGCATTTGTCGGGTCTTTCATAATGCCTGTTCTATTAACCTGTAAAGTTTCCTTTTCGCTGCCATGAATGCCGGCATCATAAACGGTTGCGCCTTCGTACCGGGGTGCTTTACTGATTTTCCATAAATAGCATAGTCACCACTGATATTTGTCCATCCACTTGGAGCCTTCCTTGCAGGACCAGCCAACACCTTTTTGTTTTTCACTGTAATTGTGTGAGGTTTCGTTCCATTCTCCACATCATTACTGTAATTCGCCTGACTAATCACGTCCCCGGTAAATCCTTTTCCGATTATAAGCATTCTTATCATTCTCGCCATATTACCAGTTTTCTTAGCTGCTCTATTAACTGCCAGAAAATGCATCCTCATTGTGGCCGTGCTTACTGCCTTCTTAAAATCATTGTGATTTTTTTTAGCAAACTTAGCCAAGTCCCTATCAAATTCCCGTGTATCTAATGTCAGTTGAATCATTTCCTTGCAATATCTAAATTAACAACATCATGAATCTTAATACTATTGATCTGAAACACTTTCCCTGCATAAACAATCCTACAATCACCATCAACGTTTACAGCACGTTTCCGCATTTCAACCTCATAGCTTTCAATGAATCCCATTCTTGAAAAATCCACCCCTTTTGCTCCCGACATTGGCAGGACACTTGCCCAGCTCGTATAAAGGTTTGCCCAGGTGTTTTTCCATCCCTTTAACTCGGTTTCAACCTTTGTTCTTTGCTGAATAGTTATCGTCTTATCGTATTTCGTGGCTCTCATTACACAAATTCCCTTTTAAAAAGCATTACGACCTTGTCAATTAATCCCAGAACATTGCCTTCCATAAAGTCATCCCTGTTTTGATACCATTGAAAAACCTGCGTTTTCATTGCATCCATCAAAGCTACCGGCAATATTTCTGTATCCGCGTGTCCATATCCTACCGTAACTGTTGCTTTTAATTTACTGTTCTTTATCATTCCCGGGACAATCAACTCAATTTCATACATTCCTGACTTATAATATCCAGTATTGAGAACCAATGGATCGCTTTCCGTTCCAGTGTAATCAATAGTAATAACCTTATCAACCGAAATAATAGGACTGACAGGAATAACAAAAGGATAGTCATCAGGGTCAAACAGAATTTCAATCACCTTTTCAGCAAAAACAAGTTCAGTTCGCTTTTCCAGAATGGTACGTACTGAACTAATCATTGCATTTATAAGACTTTCCTCTGCTGTCAGAGCTTCTGCGTCAGCTTCACCTTCCTCGTACTTTAAGAAGTGTTTCATAACAGCTAAAGTCAGAGGCTCGGTAGTGAGGTCTGTTTTGATCCTGGTCTGCATAACTATTTCTTAAAGTTAGCTTTCGTGATAACTCCTGCTCCTTTTTCTTCTTTGGTTTTAGCCTT